CAGGCCCCGAAGCAAGGCGTCGTGGAGTCAAACGAGCTCCCCGAGGTGATGTCCCAGATGACACCGAGTTCAACTTTATGGGCCGAGAGCGTACCCCTAAGGCACCTGCAGGTTGGGGTGAGGGGATTGGCAAACCTGCTGATGTAGACTCCTTTACCGGTGGTTGGCTAACCAAGGAGGGTAACCTACGTGAAGCTTGGCGAGAGCATCCTGCACAAGGTGAATGGCCTGCTTATTCTGGGCCTTCTACTCATTGGGATGCATTTGACGCTGGTTTGGAGAAGGTAGGGGTGGAATCCACAGGTTATGATGCTCTTATGGGCCCTTCCAAGATCGCTAAGAACATGGCTAAGAATGAGGGACTAGTTCGAGTAGGTTTGAACAAACAAGGTGCAATGTATATCCAGACCTTTGGAAAGATAACCCCCCTCCAGATGAGTAAACTGTTTCAGCTAATAAAGAGTCATGCTCCAAGAAGTATTGCTTGGGAGACCCCTAAAGCCTCAGGTTTCGGTTGGACAGACTTTATCCGGGCTATGGGTGAAGACATCCAACGTATGGCTATTGGGAAACCTAAAGAGTTTACACTTCGCAGGCCTGGTGGCGACTTGATGACCTTACCTCTTATCCAGGAGCGGCCTTTGTACTACACCACCGAGTTACCCACTACCCATCCATTGTGGGGTGGAGGCTCTACCGAGGCTGCCAAGTTAAGTTCGTTAGGGCGGTACCTCACGATCTATGGTGCCAAGGCAGAACAGATACCTCAGAAGCTCTGGGACAAACCGTTGCTGCTCGTACCCAAAGGTGGCTGGACTAAAGGTAATGTGTTCCATGAAGCCATGCATGCGGTAACGGATAAGTTAGGGTACGAGTTCGACCTACAAATGCCCAGACGTGGAACAGCGGTAGGGATCGGAATCGGGCTCAAACAAGAGGTATCTCATGCTTATGGTAGGAAAGGAGCTGCCGATCTTATTGGTGAAGCCTTTACGCACGCAGCCACCGCAGTGAGGGTTGGAGATCAACTGTCCCTGATCAAGTATGCTAGATGGGATACCTCGGTAGAGCAAGTTATCAAGATGGTGAAAGAGACCAGTGATGATCTGTTGAACCACGCTTTGAGGCAACCTGACTCGGTGCTCAGGAGACGGGGCGAGCGGGTGTTCCGTGACCTTAAGCGACGGACCAACGAAGAGGTGTTTCTCGAGATTGAGCGGGCTCATATCGGACCTGGATATACCTACTATGACGAGCAAGCTCAACAGTGGATAATGCGAATGGCGAGAGGTGACGAAGCCCCTCAGAAGGTGTTCAAGACCACCAAGGAGCTATGGGATGAGTTTGACCGACTGGCAGCTATGGAAGAGACAGGCCCTTCCTACACCTTTATGGCTGAGAATGCTGGCCTCAGAGGTCCCTTTGTTCCTGATGGACTAGCCCCTAAAGGTAGGAAACCTCCTTTGCCCAACTTCGCGCTAGACCCCAGAAAGGTGAAAGACAGCAACCTGGGCTGGCAAGCGATGAGAGGTTGGATGCGGCCATTCTTCCCTTGGGTGGCTACCCTCGATCAGAAGATCAATAAGGTGTTTGAAGGAGCGGGATACCACTTCCCTATCAACGAAATGGTTAGAGCTGTTGACGATGCGCACCGAGCTTCGATCAAGTGGGTAAGAACCCATATGGAAGATATCTACAAGATGTTCAAGAACACTTCTGAGGGTAAGTTCAAGGACTATATGGAGTTCCTGTCCTACCTTGACAAAGATCAACCTGCAATGGTCAACAAGTTGAAAATGTCCCACAAGGATATTCAGGCTGCACAGGAGTTCTGGAACTGGTTGGATACCTATAGGGAACAGACTGGAATCAACGGCCGAGAGTGGATTCGCAACTTTTACCCACAACTGAGACGTAACGGCTTCAACCCGGATACTGTCCGCGAATGGTCTGGTCAAACTCCTGGAGTTAAACCCGGCTTCTGGGAACGAATGGTGAGAGAGGGTGACTTTGACCCCGAAGATAACCACCTAGGGCGATTTGCTAATTTCCTTCTGGACCAGGGAATACAGGAGCGCTATACAGGTAAGCCTCTTAAAGCTCTGGACAAGCTGGTCAACAGACAGACTCCCCAAGGGCGTTACGTGCTCCCTGGCAATATTCGGGGACCTCTGAACAACTATGTGAACTATATGAAAGGGTACCCTGATCAGACGCAACAGTCGATGAACACTATGATGAATGCGTTTCAGGGCTTTGTCTCCAAGCGCATCCGGGATATCAACAAGTTCTTGCCTGAAGGCGCCAAACTACGGGAATGGGAAACTCCTCCCAAACAAGCGATCAACCAGTTGCTGCTCTTCTCCTACGCAGCTGGACTGGCGGGACGGCCTGCAGCCAATTTCCGTGATCTGTTACAGGGATTGGTTACTGGTATGACCGTTCTTGGACCCAAGCGTTACTTCGCCGAGATCGGTAAGCTGATGACCGACTACGGTGCCAACTGGGATCGGGCTACCAAAGGTGGCGCCATGTTAGAGCGTACCAATATTGGTGACCTCTGGGGTGATATCTTTCAAGAGGTACCTACCGCTGGTAAAGGTGCGATGGCTCGTATGACTCGTATAGCCAACACGATGCTGTTGCCACAAAGGTGGACTGACAACTTCAACCGTGCTACCATCTTCAATGCGGAGAAGGATCTAGCCACCAAGGGTCTCAGGTTATATCGTAAGGGGCTGATAGACGAACGCCAGTTCGCTGAGGAGTATTCTACTCTCTGGTGGAACGACGCTCCCAACATAACCCGGATGTTAGAGTACGCTCAAAAGGAATTTGTTCCGGATATCACCAACATGCCTCGAATGACTGGCTCCGCTTTAGAGGGTCAGCGTCGTAAGCTTATGAGCGATATTGATACGTTAACTGTTACAATTAAAGAGCCTAAATTGCCTAAATCAGTTCGCGCCAGATATGAGCAAGAATTAGGCAGGATGGAACGGGAACTCGATGATGTTACCAGAAAGCTCGAGACAGCTGAACCTGAGTCCGTGCCCAAGATGAAGTTCAAAGATATCGAGGCCAAGAGTGAGGAAGACTATATCGATCAGGTGAGCACCAAGATTGCTAACGAACTAGTTGACCTCACAATGTGGCCCTACAGGAAAGGTGCGCAGCCATCTGTGCTACGTACCGGCCTGGGAAGAGTGTTCGGACAATATGGAATGTATCCGATGAACTACTTGGACTTCACTCGACGTATGGTATCCAAGATGGGAGACCCCAATCTTAGGGGTAGGGCGTTAAAGACTATGGGACTCTGGGCTGCAGTTAACTATGGTGCTGTATCTGCCATGGAAGGCTTGGGCGCCGAAACAGGTCACTGGTGGTGGGTATCACCTGGAGCCTACTCGGGAGGTCCCAACATGCAGTTTGTACAAGACCTCATGCTGTCGATGGAGGCTAGCGACGAGGGAAGGGCAGCTAGGAGTCGAGTACTTAGACACCCGATCAACTTCATTCCAGGTAGTGCTGCGATGCGTAATATTATCATGAGCTTCAGCCAAGACAAACCCAAGGAGGGGCTATTGTCACCAGAGGTAATACGCGTTCTAGGCTTCAGACCACTGGAGGTCAAGGACGAAGATTTGGAAGAGTGGTTAACTAAAGAACTGGGACTTGCTCCCGCTTATAGGAGAAGATAACATGAAGAAAGACTTTAAAGGTGAAAACGCCAAACCTATTCCGGGTCTGGTGAATAACCCGAAGCCCACCGCGAACCATCCGAATATCCCAGGTACAGTTTCCAACGCCAAGGAGACCGAGAACCAGGGAATGAAGGGTTCCATATTGCCCCCGCCAAAGAAGTAGGCACTTATGACACTTAGACAAAAGCAATCTAAGTTCGTCAGGATGGTAGGACTCCTCATCGCCTATGCTACCGAATTAGGGTATGAACTATCCTTTGGAGATGCATGGGCGAGAGAGGGTCATGCACCCAATTCCTTTCACTACAAGAGGCTTGCTATCGATCTGAATCTGTTCCAGGACGGGAAGTATCTGACCTCGACTAAGGCTCACGAGCCGCTAGGAATCTTCTGGGAGACCTTGGGAGGTACTTGGGGTGGAAGGTTTAAATCACCTGACGGCAACCACTACTCTTATGGGGAATGATATGACCTGGTTAGAGATTGTTCGCGGACTTATCCGACCACTGATCACGGCTAATATAGTCGCTATGGTCTGGTACCTACTTGTCCATGATAAGATCGACGAGAAGGTGATACTATCACTAATGTCGGTGGTGGTGACTTTCTATTTCGTGGAGAGAGCAATCAACAAGGCGAAGAATGGGAACGGGGGGAATTAAACCCCCCTCCCCTTTTTGCTAGGCTAACCAGCGGAATGTAAAGAACCATTTGAGTGCTGCCCAGATCACATTGATTACATGTAACCCGGTAGGCGGCTCAGGCGGTTCGGTATCGGGTATCGATACAATGCAGGACACCTCGTTTGAAAACCCACTCTCGTTCCCAGCCTCATCTATAGCCGTGACAACGAAAAAGTAGGTTCCCGGCGCCAAGCCCTCGACCGTAAAGGTTTCGGCCGCAGCTATGGTCGCCTGACGGTTTCCCTTGGTATACCCATTTGATGTAGTGCTCCAGTAGATACCATTGGCAACTACATCGGGTGATATACTCTGTACCCAACCCAATGTCACCTGGCCCTGACCCGTTTGCATTGCGGTGAGAGCTGCATAACTTGTGATAGGTAACAGAAGCAACAAGGATACTACAATCAGCAGTTTCTTCACAGTAGTTCCTCCCATAGAACTTTGTAGTGGACTCCAACTGCACGGGCAAACTTTTTCGCCGAGATAAGATCAGTAACTGGATGCAGACGAGTCTTAGGTGGGTAAACCCAGTATCGCACTGTGTTATAAGGTATACCCGCCTGATTGGCTAGGGTTGGCAGACTGCGAATACCTCGCTCCCACTTATGAGTCGATTTCCAGAATACGTCGCGTCTCAGACGAAATCGTTTGTCCCGTACAATAGGCATTATTGACCTCGCAGGGCCGATAGATCGAAACTGACTCCAAACCGGGGCTTGAGATCGGTACCCAATAAAGGGCTCCTCTCACCCTGTAGGAGTACAAAGGCTCCGAACCAGCCATTGATCTTGGTGGCGACAAAGCCTCCCCAACCTACCGAACTAGTTGTGGTTCCGATTGCGTTGACAATACCTACGTCTGCAAGTGCGTAGACAGACACCCGTTTGATTACAAACAGTTGTCGTGCCAAACCTGTTCTAGCGGTGAAAACTATAGGCTGTCCAAAGATGGTTGACCCGTTCTCGATCTGTTGCCCAGCTTTCAACACTCCAATGTCTAGAGCTGTCAGGTTAAGGGTTTTATCGTCTAGACGGTACCCCACTCCGAAGAAAGGGAAGGCGTCAGACATGTTGACCTCTTTTGCTACACCCACACCTCCGAACGCAATGTCTGGTATGACGTCCTGTGCGCTAAGCGGTATTGCGGTCAGGGTTAAAATCAGAAGGGCGCTCAACATTATCCCTTTTCTCATTTGTTTCCTCCTTGTCAGGTTTCAAAATACTTGTTAGTTCGTGGAATTCTAAAGTGCGGTACTCCTCTCCTTCGACTACGGTAGTGATTCCACAGTGACGACCGAAGACCGAAGAATACGCGATCACCGATTTCTATCAGACGTTGCACTTCCGGGTCACTGCCTATGGCGACAACAATCCCTGTGGTGGGCTTTGGGATATTATGTTCGAACGTGACTAGGGCTATCCCGGCCCTGTCAGCTATAGTTTGCATATCGGTTCGGGCCTCATCATCCTTCACCATCACCCTCGCTCCGAGTGGTACCAGTTTTGACATCTTCGTCTTCCTCCTTGAAATAGATAGGTGGTAATGCTTTGATGTTCCCCTTGTTCTCTGTAAAAGGAAACTGTTCCGTTCCAAGCCTGATGAAACTAGCCTGGTTGTTGGGGTCACGTAACTCTATATAATGCTCGTTCAAGATATAACAGGTGCCATCAGGAGGCTCGAATAATGACCTACTCTGAACTATCCTCACTACTAACAGCCGTTTGCTCTTGATGTGAAGTACTTGGCCGAGGTGGTAACTCTGGCTCATTGTAAACCTCCCATGATAGTTTGTCTTTTATCTGGTCGAATATAAGACGGGTCTTAACATCTGTTTTGTACTGGTCCTGGCGTTGTAGGATAAAGAACCCTACATCAGCCGCGTTTTGGTTGATAGTGCTGTGAGCCTTAACCGCCTCCAGGATCTTGGTCAGTGAGGGTTCATCCGATACATGAATCATATATTCACGGCCTCGAGGATGGTACTCGTGAGCCCAGTGCGAATGGTCTAGCGGCAGCTCATGAGTAAAGTGCCAGGCCACTTTAAAGTTGTTGGTCCTGAACTCAATGTTCAGTCGGTTACTGATTAAGAGCAGTCGGCCGCAGGCGTCATAGAATCCTGCAATCCATTTTGGGTCGAGTGACATATTTCTAATACCAGGTCTAAGTTGTATTGGATGATACGATCGTTCTCTACTGCGTAACGATACCTACGATGAGCGTTGAAGTTGACTGGGGTTCCTTTCTTATCCCAGACCTCACGGTCTACAGCTCCGTTTAGGTAGTAGCCATTCCATCCGCGCCACACTGGAGCAGAGGAGTCACAAGAGGCTACTAGGCCACACTTAGCTATATGGTAGAGTTCCTCTAGGCTACCGTTTGCCATTCCCAAAGCGTGGATGTTGATATCTGGCCGCATATCTTTAACTACTTGAGCACACGCAGCTCTGATGTCAGACGAGTCCGGTGCAAGATGGGTAGCTACGTTACGTGGTATAGCAATCCAGGTGATGCGATAGTCATCTACCATTTTCTTGGCGCACTCGTACCACTCGAATAAGGAAGACCCGTTAGGTACTCCCATAAAGTAGGTTGTGGGATATACCTTGTGAATATCATCATAGTAACGATCAAGGAACCCTAGGGTCGACTTCCAGGTGATGGTAGAGTCTAGATAGGCATCGGGCAGTACCACCACATGTGGCTTATACTTGTCTATACGCTCGAGCATACGAGTTGGGGTTACCAGCTGTTTCTCGTAGGCTCCGTTGTCCAGAATGATGAAATCACCCTCTTCTCTCCGTTTTACATAGAACTTGGTGTATTGAATGTTTCGTACTTGTGGTAGCAGAAGGTGGTATTTGCTTTGTGAGGCAAACTTCCTCAGGCCATCTGCAGGTGATATTATACAGAATTCCATATTACTCTCCTCTTACATACTTCCATACAGTTGATGGGTGCGCATCGATAACATGAGCGACTTCATTTACCGGTGCTGTGAGTACAAACCTCTGGTCCAAGAGATGGAGCAACTCTTTCCTGTGACTCTTGTTGTTCGCGCCGCCTCTAGACCTTCTCGGTATATTACAGAGCTCAAGACGTCTGAGAACTGTGGACTTCTTGGTGTCCAGTTTACTAGCTATGGTTTGGACACTGAGTCTTTGGGATACATACAAATCATACAACATTGCGGTCTCGGAACCATACCCGAATATACTAGCTATGGATTCCCAGTCTATAGCCATGAGGCCTCCTATAACAGAAAATATGTGTGTTGTATACCTCGATGTTTCTCATCTACTTGGCGCGCATCTTTAAGGGACTCGATAACTACCTTCATCTGGCGCGCGTTCATTCGATATTGCAGCTTGCGAACTAGGACCGAGTGTTCTACCACACCTCCTAGCGCCTTCATCGTACGAAGTACAATTTCCTGATCCTTTCCAGCACCCGTCTTAAATACTTTCTTGAGCGCAGGTATGGTGAACTTGTCTGTCCACTCCAAGAGACCGGCAGCCCGCTTAAAGCAGTCAAGGCATACTTCGCCAGTCGAGCAGTGAGATAGGTGCAGGATAAGAGCAACACGCTGCACATTATCAGTGCGCCTGCGATAGATAGTTGACATGAGTTCGACTTCAGGGTTTTTCCAAAGAGGTTTGTGTTCTCTGTACCAGTGGTCATAGTAGTCATCCGCCTCCTTGGTAAACTTAAACTCGCCCACATAGTCTTGAAGGCTGGCCAAGTGCATTAGGGTTTTGGTTTTCAGCTCTTTGTTGATGGTAGGCCTAGGAACAATTCGCGGCGAATCATCTTGCATGACTAGGATTTGTCTCGCCATGAAACCTCCGCCAAAGGTGCCCTCGGGTGTTTTCTCCACCAGCCAGTCTAGGGTGCTACAGGTCAGCATAGAGGCGCATGGCTCCTTGATAACAACCCGCCCTCCACCTACCGTCTTCTTATCCAGGACAGGTCGCGGGTGGTCTAAGGCTCGGGTTATAAACGTAACCATACCGTCCATAAATTTCTCTCGGGTCAGGAAAGCTGTGAGCTCCGGAGCGTAGATAAGTCCCTGCGGCGAATCCGACATCTCTAAGGCCAGACCCTGCGGCGTCGCAATCTCTGAGTACACGGTAACAGCTTCCAAGTCCAATAACAAACCAACAGCGAAGTCCGCCGACTTGGTTTTGATTATCCCGGACGGGCCCAGAATCATTACGGCGAGTGGAGGGAACAGTTGATATATCCCCATATCGATCCATACTCTACCTCCTAAGACAACTGAAGCGGCCAGTAACGCGTTGAACACATGGTAGGCGAGAGGCGGTTCCGTGTTACGTACTGCGCCTAGGTAATCAGGCAAATAGCCTTCTGGCGGTACTAGAGTCATTAGTTCCTTTTCGGCCTCAACGATATTGTAGTCACCGAAGATGGAAACTGGCTTGTCATCGTCAACCTTATCGATCTCCTCGTCTCGGGCTAAGATGTGGTCGAGCTCAGAGTCCTGGATTTGAAACGCGCGGCAGACCTTCTCACGCATCTTGTTGATATCGTACGTTGTGAACTCTCCAGGTATCGTTCTCAGGAACTCGATCGCTTTGGGGAAAGCCGGGTGATCAATATCGAACTTCATACCGTCCAGAAACTTCATGAACGTGTTGATCTGTTTCCTAGCTTCCGGAGATACCTTCTTGCTTGCACCACTTGTCATATAAGATCACATCATTCCAGTTAGGGCCTATTTTGATCTCTACAGGGATCGACAGACCTTCGAGTTGAGGGATAGGAGCTTCCATAGTGGCTACCATATAGTTGACACAATCGACTACGGCTGACTTGGGGCAGGATACTCCTGTCGAGTCATGCACTGTGAAAATAGTTCGTGCGCCGTATGGTTTAAGACCTTGATGGAAGGGAATAAGCGCATTAACACGTAAAACATCCGCGGCGTTACTTTGACCAGGACAGGATAGGATTTCGTTTCGTTGCATTGAAGGATTAGGAAACCTTCGTATCCGCCCGAAGGCATTACGTATATACCCATCGTTATAGGCTTGGTACATAAGCCGTTTGTGAAAGACACCGATCGCAGTGTGCTCTCTGTCAAGGCGATTGAAGATCTCTCGGCCCTTTTGTGCCGTAACCCCCAGATCGACCATACTACCCGGTCCGCGACCGTATATAAATCCCAGCGGGCAGCTCTTCGCAATGAGCAGTTTCCGAAAGTCAGCTCTATCATCTCGGTTATCTTTTGTACGAGGTTTACCGGGAATAAAGAATATCTCCCCCGGATTGATTTCTTCGTAGATATCTCCGTAGACATAGTCTCCTCTCTCAAATGCCAACTGCCAGGGAACATCGCCAGCTTGTTGGACATAGATACGTAGTTCTATCTGGGAAAAGTCGGCTACTATGACCACGTCAGTATCTGGATTGTCTCCCGTGATGATCCGCCGCGGATGAGTCCCCGCAGCTTCCTCAGGAATGTTCTGAAGATCGGGATCTTCTGCCTGAATACGTCCCTGCTTCTGTCCGTGTATCTTGTAGACCGCATGGGCACGTCCATCCTCGGAATGGATATGAGTGAAGTCTGCAGCCTTTTTAAGTCTTCGCATTTCCAGAAGAAGTCCTGCTGTTTTGTTACCGTACACATCTCTGTACTCCTCCAGTGCTTTTGCGTTGACAGTACGTACTCGGGTTTTCTTCTTGGTCTTCGAATCCTTCTTCATCTCGAACCGAGGTGGCATTCGCATCTTGTCGAAGAGCACCTGAAGCTGTTGAGCTGAGGTCCAAAGAATGCCAGGAATGTTCTTACTCCACCATTGGTCATAGATATCTAGCTGCTTGTAACAGGTGAGCTCGGCCCTCTTGGCATAGGTAACGTCACACTTGGTCCCTATGTTTTTCAGGTCCTCGCAGACAGGGATTACAGGCATCTCGTTGTTCCAGAAGACGTCTTCCGAACCATAGGCTTTAAGATCTTCCCAGGATTCCATCCCACCCCATAGAGCGCCATAGGTGTCCCTAGCGTTATAGATATCGGGCTTCGTGTTCTGCAGGTTCTTGTGGAAAGGGATGTCAGTCCACACGCTCAGGGCCATGCCTAGGTCCTTGGTACGGAAGTCGGAGTAGAGCAGGTTAAGCGCTAGCATGAAGTCGTACCAACGGATGGTGGATAGATCCTGCTGCAACTGATGAGTCATATGGAACCACTCGAACCCATAGTTGAATGCGAAGCCTGTAAGCCCTTGACCTGGGACAAAGAGAGGAGCTAGTAAGTGGAAGTGATGGGGTTTCACTTGAGTGCATTTGCCGATCTCGACAGACAGCCCGATCTCGTCGATAGGCACCTTGGCGCGAGCCGCCATGTTGTCTTCGCTCAGAGCTGTGAACGGAGTCTCTATGTCACACCCAAAGAGCTTGCGCTCCAGGATCTCCTTAACTATGGCTTTTACCTGGTCCTCGGTAGGATCTGAGATTACCTCCTCTTTGTACACAGCTCCTTTACCGTCGAACCACCTCTTGGCTTTCCGCCAGTGCGCCTGCCATAAGGGCTTGTTGATGTAGCCACCTCTCGCTACTGAGGCAGGATGCTCAAACGGAATGATTACCTTGGACTCAGTAGTCTGGGTGCGAAACGGATAACCTATTACCCAGTATCTCGGGTTCTTAACACTGGCTTTCCGGTGGTGAATCAGTTTGAGGTCCTTCTTGGTTAGAATATTGAAAGCTTCGAGCCCCATAGTGCAGGTAACTCTTAGATTGGGAAGGCATTCCAACTCTCGATACAGTAAGGGTTTACAGCACTCAATCGCCTTGTGAGGTACAGGCTTGCCAGGAGCTATGTAACACTTAACTATGTTCGAGACAAAGACATCGGTGTCTCTCTTGATCCCTACTTCCCACATACCTGAGTTGAGGAACTGACCTGATTTACCACTGAAGGGAATACCGGTCTCGGCCTCAGTCGGTCCAGGGTTCTGGCCCACAACAGCCATTTTGACGTTAGGACTGCTTCTACCCCATACAGGTCCGGGAGCGTTGACTAACGGGCATTCTTGGCATCGAGGACCTGTTTTTCGTGAGCTGGGTGAGGAGCCTGAGTTAACATTTGTAGCGGGACTGGACATAGAATAGTTTCTCCTTGGGACCAATTGCCTTTCAGATAAGTTAGTAGGGTGATATACCCGTGCTTCTTGTAGTCGAGAGCGTAGAGAGTAGCACCTTCCTTTGGTACCTTGATCTTGACGCCCTTGAGGCGTCTCGCAGGATCATCACCTATCACCCATTTGGTTAGCTCTTCGGGTAACTCCTCACCGCGTGCCAATATCGGTATTCCGTTTAGTGTAGACATAAGTCGAAAAACCTATCTCCTAACGAGGGGTCATCGGCGAACTCACCCTCTAGTTTGTAAGTGAAAAAGCGGCCAGTACTCTTTACTCCACGTATCTTAGTACAACCATGCTGTCCGTTGACCAGACACGCAAATCCTCTTGCCTTGGGACAATACTCCCGAAGCGCGTCGATAACGTCTCGAGTAAAACGCTCTTGAAGTAGGGGTCCGTCATTGACATCATCGAGCACGCGTGCCAGTTTACTAAGTCCCAGAACATCCCCGTGCGGTATATAAGCAACGCTCGTCTCGAACTCCACGGGCAGAAGATGATGGGGACAAAGAGAATGCATGGTGTGCCTTCGCAGAAGTACAAAGTCACTATACGTTTCAGGGAATGTGGCGTAGTCGTTATCCTTCTTGCCAAACATTTCCAGGTAAAAACGACCCACGCGATCAGGAGTGTCAAGGTAATTGCGGTCTTTGAGATCACAGTTGAGCCCTTCCAATATTAGGGATACACCCTTCTCTATTTTGGTTGCATTGATTCTTTTTCGCGGCATAATTTTAGTCTCCGTTTGATATACCATATTGCCTTCTCCAGATCTTGGATAGTATTGCCTTTCACATGAGCTCGGACAAGGTATTGAACAGCTGCAAATAGGTGAGGGTCATCAGGAAAGATAGCCTCTAATACCGTTATTAGGTTAAACTTGCCGAACCTGTACCAAGGCGGGTTAACAGGGTCAATTGACTTTTGGATTTTTGGGGACGATAACAATTGCGACTTCTCCTTCTCTTTCATCTGGTAACTCCTCTATACGTTTGAGTTCGGTTTTCACCTTCTCCCAAGAGAGTAAGGCCTCTTCTTTGTGGGCACCGTGATGGCGCCGTAGTACTTCTATGGGACGGCGATCCAGCCGAGCTGAGCCCACATCGTAACAGGTCTCTTTCCCATTGTAGTGGGTACCTATAAAGTAGACTCGGTGACCTGCGGGGCCAGTAATCGGCTTAGCCAGTAGTTGCAACTTGATTGCGTCTTCGAGTATTGCTGGTGCTTTTCCCTTCATCTTACCTCCAGGTACTTATGCATTTGCACACTTAGGTGCCAGTTAGGATGTTCTCGTAGGATACCCAGGCATTGCTTGATCAACATGGGATCGATACGGCCTTCCACACTAACTGGCGACAGCCATATTGTGTTACTTTGGGTGATAGCTTTGGGGACATCATCCACCCTAAAGTCGTTGTCGACTATCAACCTGAACTCGTTGATGTGCTTCGTGTTGTTGAAGTTGTAACCCTTTTTCGGGCTGCAGGCTATATACCATCCGCAGGCCCATCCTGGAATAGGAAACGTACCGTTGGTCTCGAAGTGTAGGGCAGCATCGTCAGGCATGTGTCTGGCAATTAGGTTGATGGCTTCAAGGTTCTTGGGATGGAAAGGTTCGCCGCCAGTGACGCAGATGTGATACTCCTCAACCTCTTCCATAAGGCGTTCAACACTAACCTCACGTGACTGGCTGAGATCGGTATCACATACGAACTCTCGTTTATCCCAGGTGGTGCATATACCGTTACATTGGATGTTGCAATAAGGCAACCGGATAAAGAACATGGGTGTGCCTGTATATCGCCCTTCTCCCTGAATCGAATGAAACCACTCAATCAGAAGGATCTTTGGCGGTGTGGATTTTCGTTTGGGCATAGGGACCTCCTGGAAAACAGTTGTTGGAATAGTTACCTGCCGGGAGCATAACACAGTTATTGGCATAGTACATCGGATAGAGCTCATACTCGTAGTCCTGAGGTGTAGGAGGGGGAGGAGGTGGCTCCTTAGGCCTAAGCGCATCCATCTCTCGTTGTACTTTAGGTACTATAACTGTCCCTGCGCCCACACCTATAGTCTTGAAAAAGTCTCGACGTTTCAATGTTTCTTCCTCCTCTTCTTATGCTTACCGCCCATCTTATTCTTGTGGGTCATGTTATGATGTATTGCTGCCTGTTTTTTGGCTTCCTGTACCGGCACTCCCTTCCGGATCAGTTTGTCCCTCTCTTTCTCGTAATCTTTGGGCATGATACTTCTCCCTATGGTAGAGACGTTGATGATAGGTTTTGTGACAACCGGTATGACACCAGACTAGGTTATAAGGTCTGTTGTTATCACGGTCTCGGTCTACATGGTGCAAAGTCAATTTCGATTTCACTGGAGGGTGTCTTCTATGCCCAAACGTAGGGTCTGGACGTTGGATGACTAAAGGTTCGTAACAGAAGTAACAGGTGTATTCCCGGCACTCTAGTTCGAACCAGAAGAACTCGCGCAGTTGTCTCAGTTCGCTTAGAATGGGACTATGTCTTTTTTTACGAGCTCGTACTCTTTTCTTGTAATCTGCGCACATGATCCGGGTGACTCCTCTAGTTCTAATGTATCCCAATCAAGTACCGGTTCCAAGATCAGTCCAATGATCAGGAGTAGGTTCTCACATGTGGGGTTGGATACATCCAGGTTAAGATCTTGGTGGTCCCATCTGTCTATGACAGCTTTCTCGACCAGGTCTTTGAGGATGGAAAAGTCGATTACCATACCTCCTGGTGACTCCATAACACTGCGCGCGTGGCGGTCTACGGAAACTCTTAGCGTCCATCTGTGCCCATGAATACGTCGACACTTACCTTCGTAGTCGGGTAGATGATGGGCGGCGTCAAACACAAATTCCTTGGTAACTCTCATTCTCGGCCTCCTCGGGTTTGGTAGTAATCAACTAGGAATATGATGGCAATCCAGGCTACTAGCAGAAATACGTGCATGGTGGTTCCTAAAGGAAGGTGGGTGGTAGCTAGTAACGCACTAGCAGAAGGCGCAGTCAGCGATTAAAGACTTCGGTAGATCCGACGTTTTTAAGATGCTCCTCTTTTCCCACCCACAAGTTGATGCCTAGGCAGGTTTGCCTTCCGATAGCGGACGAATGCCGTTGGGCGAGATCTTCATGCGCACGGTACCCTCATAGGTTTCGTGCTCGACCTTCACATAACATTCGCCGTCTTTAAGGGCTTCGGGATCGTCCGTGCCATCTTCGAACATCCCCTGACCGGTACAGGTGTAGTACCGTTTCAGTTTGGCAAGGGCGTGAGGCTGCAGACTGGGCTCATCGAAGATCATCTGACCTACGAAAGGCTCTTCCTGACATATCAGCTGCAATTGACAGATGGGATTGCCGGAAGACTTGGAAACGATCTGCTCTCCGTTTTCGTTGTCTTTGGCCGATTTGATACGAACGTGGTACCACGCTTCGGGAAGTACTTCTCCCCATTCTCTGGCATCTTGGATGCCTCGGTCTGCTCTGGTCATTTTTTCCTCCTTTGGATTATGTTATTGACCGATTGCTGCAGGGTGTTCTTAACATGCACCTCAAACTGTGTGAGGGCCGTGTCATAAGGGGCCTCAATGGATCTGACGCCTCCGGGTCCGTTGATGATCATCTTGAGCTTGGGCCATCTACTCTCGATTACATCGACTTCAAAGTGATACATAGGGAACTCCTATTGGGTGATACAGGCCGTCAGGTCCGCGACAAAGTTGTCATAGTCCTGAGCAGACTCTGTGTTGTACTGGGGAGCTATATCAATCCCTAGTTTGGTGATTTCCTCATCTGTACCCAAGACAATACGACCTCTATCAAGGTCAAACAGGCGCATTGGTTTCGGGAAGGTACGACAGATAAGGTAGGTTTTCCTGAGTTTACTCTGGCCATAGATCATCCAGATGTAGGGCGGACGGAAATTGGCGGCTGGCTTGGCTTTACCTAGTTCTACGATCTTGTCGTAGTCGGTAGGTAGGTAACCACTTGGAGCTAAACCCTCTACATGGAACCGAGCTCCTGCAACCCAGTAAGCTGAGCCCTCGGAGCCACCCAGAGGTTCGGGTTTACCTACCCAAGCTGGCTGTCGATTAACCAGGCGTTGTCTCAGGATTACATCACAGGCACGCATAAGTTCCTCTGGGGCGATTTTCCCCGGAAGGTCAGGCATACCTTTGATTGCTACCGGCTCAGGAGTAGGCTGACCGCGCTGGGCGATCTCGCC